ATTGAAGAAGAATTAATTTTCCCCTTACTAAATAGATTGTCTTGTTTATAAAGCCAACTTAAGTTTTTAATTATCTCATTAGTGTCACTTGGTAATCCATCAATGTTATCTACCATTTTAAGTAAATCCTTGTCAGTGATTCCCTCTTCTTTGGTACTTGGCTGTACAGCTTGAGGTTGCTCTGCTGCACCTACATTTGTAGTATCTTGCATCCCAAGTGGTGTATAATAAGTGAATGGGGGCATACCACCCCCACTCTGCATCTTTACTATCGGTTCTACTTTCATGTCATTGACTTAATTATAAGTTGTTTAGATACTGATGATAGATTATTAATCATTTTTATATTTGTATCTATTGTTTTTTCTATATTCTTTTGAAAGAGTTTAGCGTTTTCAGTCTTAGCTTTAGAGGTGTCTTTTTGTGCTTGAAGTTTTGAACGTTCAGCATAAGTTAATTGTCCTCCTCTTTTTCTAATAATGGGTGACCAACGTCCTCTAGGCATTCTTAATCCATATACATCTGAATATAATTGATTTTGTGCTTGAACATTTTCACGTCCTAGACTCTTAATAAGGTCAGAGTATTGTTTGTATTGCGGAAGAGTACTAATATCAACCCCTTTTAAACTCTGTTGTTCTAAGTAATCTCTAAGAGGTTTAAGTCTAGCTTCTGTACCTGCTTGAATGTTACTCATTCCAACATTAAGGTCAAATTGTCTTTGTCTGTCTCTATCCATAGTAGCCTTATACTCTCTTTCCTTCATAAAGTTTTCTAAAGAAGTCCAATTTGCAGACATTCTTGCTGCATCGATATCCTTCTTAGCTTTATCAATTCCTAGCATAGAAGCTCTATTTCTATTAGCAACTTCATTTCTTCTTGCAACTGCTTCTGCATTGTTTTGCCAAGCTGCTTCACCAGTTCTACGAATCATATCGTTATCAGCTAAAGCCCCCTCTGCTCTCATTTGATTAGCTTGTGAATTAGCTGCTAATTCTCCTGCCAATTGTAAAGAAGCATCAGATGTTCTTGGTTTTGCTGCAAGACTTTCTAAGTTTGCTGCTCTTTCATTATAAGCCTGTCTTGTTGCTAAGTCTCCTACTATTTGTCTTGGAGTCTCATAAGTATCAAGTAATAATGGTTTTAATCCTTCTTTGGTTTTCTTTGCAACTCTGTTATTGTTCCAAATATTTCCCATCATTCTTCCAGCTTGGATAAATGCAGTTGGATCTAAGTTACCTAAGATTTGTCTAATTCCACCTCCTGATGTAGTTCCTCTTGTTTCAGAGGGATTAGCTCTCGTAGGAGCTGCTCCTCCAATATTAGGAAGTCCACTTACTTTTCCAGTATTAGGATTTATAACAGCTTTGGATGTATCAATAGTTTGGGTATTGAACTTAGGAGCAATTGGAGTCTGTAAAGTAGTACTAGGTCTTAACATAGCCATACCAGTTGCATCATCAATGTAATATTCAAGACCTTTCTTATTTGCTAAAGCATTTATAGCTTTAAGTTGCTCATCAGAGGTAACTCCTCTCATTCCACCATGTCTTAAATATTCTTGTCCTCCAAAATAACCATCAGTAAAGTTACTTGTTGCATTGTCTCCTGATACTCCGGCTCTCGTAATCTTGCCAGTTTTAGCAAGACCTTCAATAACTGCATTAACTCCAGGAGCTACTTTATTAAAGGTAGTTTGTCTATCATAAACTCCTTGATTATAACTTACTGGAGAAGTTCCAGGTTTATAGCCAGAAGCAGTAAGATTTCCATGATAAGATTTCTGTAAGTTATTAAAGTCTTGATAGTTTTTTAGATTATAACTATTTAACCAGTTATTAAATCCTTCTGTTCCATAAATATCAGTTCCCCAATCAGCATTACTAACTACATTGGAAATCTTTAATTTATCTCCATTTGAAGCTTTAATAATTCCACCTTGCTTGAATCTTCCTGGATTGAACCAAGGTTCCATATAATTGTCTTCAACTGAATTTATATATTTATCGGCTTGTCTTTTATTGTATATTCTTTTACTATCTTGATATAACTTACTATGTTGTTTAGTTCTGGAACTTACTGGAGTGGTAAATTTAAATTTATCTCCTCTGACAGTTTCAATAGGTTCCTCTTTATTTGGCCGTAGATAACGTCCAGTAGAGCCTTTTTCGAGCCAATGAGTATCAGATAGCCAACCAAGTCTTCCATTAGGATTGATACCTCTCATTCCCCAGAATTGTCCAAAGTTCTTAGGGGTTTCTGAAGATTGAGGAACTAAATGTCTCTGCGCCCAATTAGGTTTAGAATACTCAAATCCTGGCACTTTCTTTGTTGGAACTCTCTTCTTATTTAAAAGACTTCCTTTATACCACTTATCAGTACCTTTAGTTTCTACTGATAAAGCATCATCAGGAATATTCTTTTCTACTAAGCCTTCGTCGGCCAGTATTTTCTTAGCTTTCTTTTTAGCTAAATCTTGTATATAGTTTGCATCCTTTCCTTCAATGTCTGCATTATTTACTTGAACTTTAATAGGATTTTCTCTTCCTTTAACAACTACAGATATTTCTTGTTTAGTAGATGGGGCTCTCTTCGTTCCTCTAAGTCTTGACATTATTTTGCCGTCTTGAGATTTTAGGAAGTTTTTACCACCTAGTACAACTCTTGAAATGGTTGCCAGATTTTTAAAGTCGTCAGTACTTAAATCCTTTACATTACCACTAGTTACTTTCTTTAATGATGATGTAAGAGATTCTCTTTCTTGGTCATTAAATAATGTACTTGCTCCAATAGCTGTTGCTATAAGTGGAACAAACTTAGCTAATTTGCCCATAGCTTTAGCTGCTTTAATACTCTTCATTGCAGGAATTAATGACACTGCATCCATTCCCAAGTTAAGAGCCAGATTTCCTACATCTCCCCATTCGAGTCCATCAGAAACATCAGCACCAAATTCAGCAAGTGAACTAGCGGCTCCAATACCCGCGGAAGCAATGTTAGCTCCTGGAACAAACCCAAGTCCTGCACTTAATAGGTCAGCCATAGCTGCCCCCATTTTTACCCTATCAGAAGTTTTAATAATACCACCTGCGTCAGTCAAGTCTTTATTATCAAACTTTATTGATTGGGTTTTATCATAACTATCAGTAGCTTTCTTATTTAATTTCTTTTCTTCTTCATTAAGCTCTACTGCGGGTTTACGTCTGTCCACTATGTAATCAGTACTTACTCCCCATTGTGCTTTAATGATTCCTCCCTCTTTCCTTTTTAAGGGAGATGCATTATAGTCTGTTTTGATAGGTTTAAATCCTTTCCAACCTGTTCCACCTAATGGAGAACCTGAACTGTGAGGCCCATCTCCTGTGTCAAATGTAAGGTTAGTAACTCTACCCTGACTATCTCTAAGGATTCTTAATCCTCTCTTAGTCTCATTTGGAAGTAGTCTAAAGTCAATTCTTCCCTCTTTAATAAGGTCAGTTAGGGGTATTCCCTCTTCTGATTTCATTGAATCTAATAAACCGGGTAAGAAAAGTCCTTGAATAAAACTTCTATATCTTGCATCATTGGCAAGATTAGGATTATCTCCAAGTCTTCTTAATAAACCTAAGATATTGTCTTGTGTATAGGCATCTTTACCACTAAAGGTAAATTGTCTTACTTTATTAAATCCTACTTTTGCATCACTTCCAGAAATTGGTTGTGTACCGGCTTCTCTTTGTTTTCCTAATCTAATGGTTGTGCCATTATCATTGGCAACCCATTCTCCCAAAATATCATTATAGGTAACATTTACTGGAGTAAACTTACCATTCTTATTAAGGAAGTATTGAGATTTAGAACCAGCAGGATTCTCAACAGTAGGTCTTGTATATGCTTTTACTAATTCTCCATTGAAATTATCGAAGAATAGAGAAGCATCTGCTACATGAGAATATCCGTATTTATCTTTAAGTTCTCCGTAAACAGGGTCATCATATATGTTTTTATCATCCTGTTGATTAAGGATAATATTATAAGCGTTCTTTACTTCTGGACTCCAATTAGCATATTCGCTTGGGTTATAAATGTTTCCATTTACTCTAAACCAACCTGCTAAAGAATCGGTCTTGGGGTTAAATTCTTCTCCAATAACTCCATTCTTAATTTCTGTACCGTCTGGATTTAAATAAAATATGTTACCTTTTTCATCAGTTCTAGCCAAGAATCCAGCATCTGTAAGTTTAGTATTTGCTTTAGATAAATCCTCTAGTGGAGTTCCTTTATAATTATCTTTCTTTACTGCTTGTTGCTGTGCTGTTGCATCATCAACATCTCCAAACCAACCTCTGTAACCTTCTGGGTCTATTCCAAGTTCTGCCAAAGCTCTCCAATCATCATCTCCGAATTTATCATTAGACAGAGCTGCTTTAGCCTGTTCTATTTTGTTTCTAAACTCATCCTTGTTCTTAAAGGCTGTATTTGATAAATCATACTTAGTATCAAACTCAGGGTCATTTAATAATGAATCAGCGTAAGAGTTAAATTGACTTGAAAAATCTTTTAATCTATTGGTTATCCCTCTTTTCTTCGTAGTTTCATCTAAAGCGTCTCTACTATACCAAACTGATTGATTGTATCTATTTCCTCCGAAGAATTTATCAAGCAGTGACTTATTTAGTCCTGCACTAAAATTAAGTGATTTCTTAGTAACAGTAGGTTGAACTTTCTCTTCTTTTACATAATCTGGAATAGCATCTGCTATTGAGTCCAGGTAATGTGCCACGGCTCCATTAGCATCGAATCCCTTTCCGGAAGTATTTGTTAATTGTCCAGTGGAGTCAATCCAATTTCTTCCTACATCTCTAGAAGAGATTGTTCCAGAGTTAATTCCTTGCAGGTATTTACCATAAGTTTCTCTGAAAGCGTTCTTCTTTTTAGAACTCCAACCTGTACTTTCAAGGTATGATTCTAAATTTGAGTCAGCATTTCTTAATAAAGAGCCTGTTTCAATTTCTCTCTCTCCAAGTTTAAATGTTCTTACTTGAGGAGTTTCTTCTTTTGGTTTCTGTTCAGTTTGTGAGACACCTCCACCGTTTGATAATTTTTTAATCGCCTGTGACATGTGTTTTACATTTATAATAAAAAAGGAGCATACATAAATCTTGTACACTCCTTTCTAACTTCTACTCTTATACTCTTCTGACTAAGGTTCCACCTCTTTTATAGACGGGTTCACCTTGAGGAGCTGCTTCTCCGCCTTGTCCTTGTGATGCTTCTTGAACGAGTCGCATAAATCCTTCACATACAGCTAGAGCTGTATTACAATCACCACTTTGTAGTGCTTCTGCAGCCATTTGAGCTAATTGCATCAATGGGTCGCCTTCTCCTCCACCTTGTTCTGGTGCTGCACCTTGTTCAGCTGGCATTGGTTCAGCAGCAGGTGCTGGAGCTGCTCCGCCTTCCTGAAATTTCTTTACTTTAGGTTCTAATTTCATAATTCTTTAGTTTTAACGTTAAATACTTAAATACTTGACAAAATTAGCAATATTTATGGACATATCAAAATAATAATCCATTAATTTAGTATTTATACGTTTAGTTCATTTAAAATAGTTAATCTTCTTTACTCTTTGGAGTATCTACGTATTCTGGAGTATTTGTGTCCTGTATATGTAAGTATTTAAAAACTTTCTTTCCTAAGGCTTTATAATCCTTATCTAATTCCGAAGAATATGCTCGTTTAGCCATTTTGATAAGTGTTTTAGTATTTTTTCTACTAAAAATTCTCTCTCCACCTTCAAGTTCCATTTGAGTGGAACCGTCTGGAGCCAACACTTTCATAACTGGCTGTTTGTCATCATCGTCATCTTCCATATCGAGTTCATCGCCCGGTTGGATTCCCGAGTTCTGATTAACTTCAAGAACATACATTACTCCATCTTCTTCTAATAAAGTTTCATCGTAGGGCTGTCCTTGTTTAACTGATATTACCTCTCCATCTTCATCCATAAATACTATGTCCAACGGAATTGCAGTATCTTTCATCCAAAAGGCGATTTCTTGAGGTTCGTCATACACAAATAACATCCCCTCATCTTCTCCTAAAGACTCCTTTTCTTGTAGGCCTTTAACCTTCTCTTCCTCGGTTCTTGCAACCTCTACGTTATATTCTTTATCTCCTATTTCTATTTTCATACCTGTACCTCCGCGATTAATCCTGTATTATCTTGAGTATTTTCAATTATTTGCTTAGCAATTAGCTTTCCAGCTTGTATTGCTGCTTCATCACTTCCATCTTTATATAGACGTTCCAATTCTTCTGTTACCTCTTTGGTAAAGATTATTTCATTGCGTTCTATTTCAGCATGTTGAACTACTCCACCTTCTTCTTGAGTTACTACTGCAATACCTTTGGGAGTAATACCTTCAACATCCATGTGATGCTTATGTGCATGTAAAGCTCCTTCTGGAATTACATTCATCTTACCTCCATCTTTGAACTCTTCAACAGGTTTAGATTCAGATAGTTTTTTCTGTCTAATTCTCGCAACAGTAGCTCTAGCTTTCTCCATATCCTCTACGGATGGAAGTTTTAATCCATTTCTTCCAATATAAGAACCTTTTTGCTGATATCCTCCCGTCATTCCCAATAGATTTCTATTATTTATCATACTAAGTGATGCCGATTGGTTAGAAAAAGCGTCTCTTGCTTCATCTGCTATATTTCCCATTTTGGTCTGTTGGAGTTTAGCTCTGGCAATCTCACGGTTAGCTTTGTTTCTTCCTTTACCACTTAATAATCCATACTTCTTTCCACTTTTCTCTAAGGCATTATCGACTACATCTGTAGTTCCACCATAAGAAGAACCTACTTGTTCAAAAGCTTCATTATCTTTTACGATAGTATCAGCTTTCTTTGCTCCAAAGGAATTAATAAGACCTATCGGAGTTAATTTCATAAACTTGCTATCGAGAATCTTGTCAGTTGTAGTCATCTGGTCTGTTCCCACTCCCATAGCTGTAAGTCCGTCTGATAACATACCACCAATCTTCATAGCTCCTCCAATGATTGTTCCAACTCCGGGAATGGCACTAACTACATTGGCAGCAGCATCATAGCCAGCATTAAGTCCAGTAGTAAGTCCAGATTGTTCTTTTTGAGGAATTAGACTACTAACAGTACTAGCCATATTTCCTAAAGAACCCATTCCGCCCATTCCCTGAAAGAATCCTCCCCTGCCTTTAGTAGCAGAGGAGAAATCCATTTTAGGAAGTTTTAATGGGCCTATCTTATTAGTTATACTAAACTGAGGAGGAATGATAGGTGGTAGCTGAGATGTTATCGTCCCACCAATTTGATTTTCATTCATGCGTAACTTATATTATATATTGTTTTTAATGCAGTCACATAGACTAATTTATCACCAGTATACCTGATTTTTACCTTCATGACTTTATCTTTTATCTTAGATTCTTTTCTATGATTAGTAATGGTTTCCCACTTAGTTGTATCAAATGAATCACTATTAACTCCGTATCCCAATTTAACCAACTCTTTAGGAATATCATTTTCTGTCTTTATTTCCAGAATTGATATATCATTTGGTAAAGGATTATTAGCTAAATTAAGAGGAGGATACCAAGCTCCTTCTTTTCCAACTTTCCATTGAAGTTCGTTCTTCTGATAGAAATTAATTGGCGGAATTTGTACGTACCAGTTGTCTTCTATAAAGTCCATGTTGCCTCTAAGTCTTCCATATTGAGCCCACACATATGGATATGGAACTGAGTCATCGATTATAGCTCCTGGGTCTGTATCTTTACATCTCTGTTTATACATCCCTTTAAATGGGCATCCTTTAACATGAGTAAGTATATGATAAGAATCATATCTTTTATCATAAACAATTTCGGAGCCTGATAGACTTTGATAATCTCTATGTGGAGATGTTGCCGCTTGATAGTAATCTTCTATTTCATTTATAGTATCCACTCTAGTATAATATAGAGGAAACATTGTAGACCTTTCCTTATATGGAGATGTAGAACCTATAATGTCACGTTGTTCAGGATGTACTTTGAGGTATTCACTATCGTATAATATATCGGAACCATTGTATTGATAAAGGTCCTTGGTTGCTTCTTGTCTAAAGTACATATTCTTTCTATCATCAGCAAAGTCATATACATCTCCAGTTATTTCATAATGGAATGATTCAGGGGCTACATTATTAGATAATAAAACCAAATTCTCGAATAATTTATGGACTGAGGGATTATCAACTACCACTACCTCAAACTCAAACGGATGTTGTTTGCCATACCAATAAGTCTGACGAAGGGGCTCCTTAGTTTCCATTAATCCTGCCTTTCCGTGTTTCCAGAAAGATGTAGTTAAAGTATTATAGTACTCTTGAGTAGCAACAGTTATTGTAGAATATACAGTTTTATCAATTACTTTCGAATTGCCCTCTGAAGTACTTAGATGATGATATACTTCAGCTTTAACTGGGAAAGACCACAATACATTATCTTTCAGCGCTTCCGATATAGAAACATCTCCAGAAGTACTAATAAAGTACTGATTTCTCAACCTATCATCAGCAAGGTAGTAATCTACTAAATATTCTTCTAAGTTCATATTTAACCTCAAGCTCCCCAATTCAGTAGATGTTGGGGGAGAGATTAAGTTTCCTTCAGATAATGTTATTAAAGGATAATCTTTAGTTAGTTTAGCTATAGCTTTTGAGGTATCTCTGTCGAAAGTAAAGAATATGTTATCAATATTTTCAGAATAAGATGGAACCCAAGAATAGAAAGTAATAAACTTTTGAAGAACTTCATTATAGCATAGATTCCATACCTTTTCTTCTATAGTATTAATATCATCATAAAAAGTAAACATTACATCTTGCTTAAATCTATTATAATGAGTTTTTACATTTCTAATTCCAATAATTGGAGTCATCTCTTTTTCAGTTAGTGAAATATTATCATTTAAGAATTTCTGTACTTTAAAATCCGATATTACCTCGAACGTTTCACCATTTGTTCTCCAAATCTTCTTCCCAACTGTGTCCACTCCATAAACAAAATACGGGGTCTTGATGACACTCTCTGCCCACTGGGTACCGAATGTATCAGACAGTACTCTTGGGTTCTCTGGCAGCACGTTAGAGGTGTTTATGAAGACACTTCCACCTGCTCCACTTCCAGATTCTACCCTTTCATTCACCGGAATCAAAGCTACTCCGTGCTCAAAAACGCAAAGAATGTTGCCGAAAAGTTCAACTAATTTGATTATGTTTCCATATGTAAGAGGATAATCTCTATAATTAGTGAGCCTAAATACCCTATATCCATTTTTAAATGAATCATTTATATTAATGTCAGAGTACATAATCCGAACACCAAAGTGATTCTTTATTGCAGGAACATCGGGTAACTCAAAGTTATATTTGTCAGAAGTAGTAGAATTTATTCCATCATTTATAATAAACGATTCTGGAATTTTCGATTCTCCTCCAGTACTCATTGCTTGCAATGGGTAGAAACCTCTGGGTTTTCCTGTCAATCCTTCTTCGGAACTGTATGATTTATCCAAACATCTCATAGAAAGATTTATATTACTGCAAACTTTTACTGTTGCCCAGTGTCCTAAAGTTATAGCATTGACGTCTCCTCTATTTATTTTAGAATAACTTTCTTGGTTATCAGGGTCATAATTGTCTTTCCAAGACATTGCATCTACTATATCATCATTTATAGGAGAAGATGGGTCTTGGAAGTTTCTGCACATCCTGTGCGTATAATTACCTATAAAACAATCTCCTCTAAATATTCCAGATACTTTTGCCATCTCTTCAGATTCATCTACATCTTCCCATAAAGTTCTATCGCAAACTGCATAAAAAGAAGAAGAATCTTCAAAACGTATAGAGAAATAATCATCAATAGAATTTTCATTGTAATTAGGGATTTTTATGTTAATCAAGGACATTTTGTTTGTATTATATCCTTCGATTCCTAAAAACGGACCCCAAGCTCCTCTTAGTAAGTTTCTGGCATTTTTAGATTTATTTCTATATTCATAATATGATACTCTCCACTGTTCTTCAGCTTCCCCTGCTCTAGAAGAGAATACCTCCTTTTTACCTTTGAGAAGCTTTATATTATCAGTGATAGCTGTAATATTATATGTTTCGCTTCCTATAGAACTATTGGTAGTATAATCAAGATTATAATAATGTAAAGCCAAATTGTTGAATTTGTTTGTCCTAAATTGTGACCTAGCCATCGATACTTCAAATTCAGTTCCAGTAAATAACTGATTGAAATAAGGTTGTCTGAGCTCAAATTCTGGACATAAGGCAGCATAACCTTCAGACACGTAGTCAGAAGAAACTGTTTTATACCTTCTGCTAAAGTCGTTAGTAAGTACTCCATCATCATCAATGAACCTTTCTACTAAATATCCATTATTTATAGGAAGTACTGGTAAATGACTAGTAGATTCAAGTCCAATAGTTACAGCTTGACATAGAGTAGTTGGAATCCTCTTCTGCCTTACAAAAAAGAACCCCTTAGTGAACCTCTTTAGTAAAGCTAGGGCTTCTTTATCAATTTTAAAATCTATGCCGATTGGCACAATTCCAGAGCTTTGTAGCTGATTTCCAGAATAATTAATCCTTACTACTCCCTTTGAGTTTTCATTCTGATTATCCAGCTTGTAGGAGTCTTTATTGGTAGGAATATACTCTCTGTTTGCCTTAATTTTTTCTATACTGGAATTTGGGTCTACTGGATTTTTATAAACCTTATATTTAGTATATGAAACGTTTTCAACTAAATCAGATATTCCTCTAACATTGAATACTGGAGAAAGAGTAAAATCATTAAGTATATATACTATGCCAAACCTATAGATTTCTTCGTTCCAATATCCTAGTTTATGATAAATATTCTGAACATTGTAGTATTCATATTGTCCGGAAGAATCCTCATATTTTTCATTTATCCAACCTATATTATTCTTTAGATTAAGGTGTGGAAGGAATCTTAATGACAAATCGGATAATTCTTTATATTCTATTTCAGGATTATTTACATTACCCATAAACAGCATATTTTGACAAGCAGTTTGTGCATTAGCACTATCTACGACATTATATTGCATGTTTATGTCATTCAAACTAACTTGAGTAATGTTTTCAAATCCATTAATGTTAACCCTTGCAATGTTATTATATACAGCAAAGTTTTTGTCTATTTTAAACGAAGATACAATTTCGTTCGCATTTGCGTCAGATGTACTTCTTGTATAATAAACAACAACATTGTTATAAGAAGAGTCTATATTCGTTAAAATAAAAGACACTGATTTATAACTGTTCTCATCCCTAATCCCGCCTTGTATAGAAAATGGGTCGTTTATATTTCCTATATGACAAGTTACAATTCCTGACTCTGCTATAAAATCAGACTCGTTGCCGTCAGAATCTGATAGCTTAAAATAAAATACATAGTTTCCCACCTTAAGATTACCACTTGTTCCTAAGCCAGTAAACATAAGTCTAGGAATTGTATTTAACTTTTTATATAAAGAAACATCAGAATCAAAAGAACTCTCGTCATATATATTAGTATCATTATCTCCACTCCTATCTACTATTTGATATGTGTTCATACCAGTAGAAGAAAATCTCGTATTTATTAGTTTAGGAAAAGTATTTCCATCATTAAGAATAAGGTTTACAGAACCATCATAAGATTGCTGAGGAATAATATCCACAGGATGATTTAAATCGAACGGGAGAAGTTCAGTATCTAAGTCAACAAGACTTCCTTTTGGATATGTGACCTTATCACTTTCCACAAGGTCTTCCCCTAACCTTAATACCTTTAGAGGATTATATTCGTAAACTAATGCTCCTTTTTGTTGAAGCTGTATTGCACCTTGAGAGATGCTTACAGCTTCATTGTTTAGTGATATAAAGTCCATTGTTAATTATATGGTTGATATATGTTTGTGTTTCCTCCAAAATAAACAGCACTCTTCATATCTGGAGCGTGTCCATCTTTTCCTTTAGTCCATGTGCCTATTATAGAGGGGCTTCCCTTACTTGGATTTATCAATATTCTATTTAGTTCAGACTCACTTCCTGTAACAGAATATTCATTCACAAATATATTATTAATATCCTCTGGTAAAGAAATAGTTCTATTTCCCCAGATTCTAATATTTCTTTGATTGCTTGCAGGAACGACTGAGCCATTACTATCCCATTCAATATTTTTAACTGAACCGTCAGCATTTAAAGTTCCATCAGTTGTGCTTGCGATGTATATTTTTCCTTTATCTGCAGTGGTATCAGTGTTTCCTGTACTGAAATATGAATATGCGTTAGTATATCCTCCTAATATATTTATATCATTGTCTATTCTTAAAGTGTTTCCAAATGGAATATCTATAGCAGCATCAGTGGGTTTGTAGATATAAAACTCAGGAATGAAGTTTTCCAATTTATCTCCTAGTTTAGATTTCCACCATTGAATGTGTTCCCTAATGCTTACTAAATTTCCTTGCGAGTTTGTATCTCCCAAATAGAAGTCTACTGTAGATTCTCCAGGAGAAGTTACTTTTACCTTCCCTTTATAGTGAGTTTCAAATTGTAGGTGATATACTAATGCTTCCGAATTTGGCCCTGCAAAGAACTTAGAAACATTACTTCTTCTTACTGTACAAATCTGACTCATGATGCATTTTAACATCTCTGGAAGTCTGATTATATCAGTTTCAGAATTTACATTAGATGTTTCAGTCTTTCTTGAACCCAAATTTATTACCCAGTGTGAACCATTTGTATCCATCCATGTTGCCAGTAAGAAGTTGTCTTCGTCGTCAACTTCGTTGCCACGAGACCACCAACCATTTCTACTTATTCTAGTACGACCATAATGTAAAGATGCGTGGTCTTTATCATGTCCCCCAAATATTCCTACGGTTCCGTTTCCCATACTATTTAAAGCGGTTTGTAGTCCGTCATCGTCATGACTTCCCGTGCTAGTTCCTTTATTAAGTCCTTCTGTATGACCTTGGTCTTTATAGAATTTGGAATTATAACATATATAATCTTCATCTCCAGAAGTCGCAGTCAATACACCATTACTTTCTTTAAATGAGAAGATTCTGTCTCTATCAGATGCTCTCATGTCGGAAGTATATAATGGAAGCAAAGCATAATTATCCAAAGTCTTCGATTCTACATTTCCAGATGTGGCATATGCCGTCCTTGTAGTAGATAAATTTACTTCGATGGCCTTTTTGGATGCATTATATGAAGAACTTATAAAGTTGTTATCAGTTGTAACATTGGGGGTGAGATTACTGTCTGCACTATAAAGTGGAGTTTCTTCCCATGTCCCTGAACTAATAGTAGGAGACGAACCATAGTATTTTTCTACAGTAAGTTCCTCAGGAAATCCTGCAAATTTTTTAGAATCATACTTGTAAACTAATTCTGGAGATACATTAATTTTGTAAGTTCCTTTCTTCTTAGTTGTATATTCATCTCCTGCAATACTACTATCAAGAGATGCTTTATATGTAAGATAGTCTCCCGGAGTAACATTGTCCAATAAAGTATACCCTGCTGGGAAAGGAGAAGAATTTTCTTTTTTCTTCAAATAGACTTCCTCTTTGGAAGATACAATTTCAACTTTTACAGGAGCTTCAACAGAAAGTTGTTGCTTAGGAATTTGTAGAAAATTAAAGTCTTTATTATTTCCGTTATAGTATTCATTAAACAATGTTCCTGTATATAGTAACCTATATGCGACTACGGACGATACTCCGGTAACATATTTGTCTATTCTAACAACATACAACCAGTTCTTCTTTAGACTATCAAAAGGAATAATTTCCTCAAAAGAACCGTTGTAATATTCTTTAGATATTTCATAGTAAAATCCCGAGTTGTAAGAAGAAGGGTCGTCTGGGTGTACATTTATATCAATAAATCTAAATACCATTTTCTCTACTCCTTCATCTTCGTTCATATTGTAATAATCATATCCCCAACCTATCTTTATATAGTTATCAGAAACAAAAAACCTCCACTCATTGAAATCCTCCTTGTTAGGACGAATTTTGCTAAAGTCAATTGTTCCATTTTTTACCATTCTCTCCAATACTCCATAGACCGAAACGGGCATAATACTGTAATCGACCTTGCCCATGTCAGATGTATTATTTTGAGATATAGTAAGAGTTTGATAGAGTTTTGTACTGTCTCGTGTAGTACTTCCATAAAGACTTACATTAGAGTCAACGTTTGTCTTTCCTTGAAAAAGAGGAGAATCTCCATCCATTTCTCCAGTTAGTATAACACTTATCAATTTAGTATCTTCGTCATATTTATATTTTCTAATTAAATTAAACTTGCTAAAGGTTTTTAACTCAACTACTAAAACCAATACTCCAGATGATTTCGCCGAAAACACTTGAACTAGACTGTTATCGGTTAAAGCTTCTTCTGTATTATCAGTTTCATATATCCACAAATTGTTATCGTATAACCTCAACGTGGATGAATCCACGTAATCTATGTTTCCAGAACTATTTATTACTCCAAGTCTAAGGCTTACAGCCCCATCCTCGATAGCCTGTTTAATAGTATCACTTATGCTTTCGGCAGTAAGTATAAATTTATCTCCCGGGTGGAAAGTCTTTGCTTCTTCAGAGTTATTCTCTTGAAATAACTTCTGTTTTCTGTACTCGCTAATGATAAATGGAACTTGTACACCCTCAACTGTTCTAATGGTAACAAATTGATTAAAATTTATATCTACAGGAGATGTAGATAAATCTGAATCACTGTACAATTGTTGTGGCGAAGGAAATGAACCAATTTGTCCCTTTTTAGTTATAGGGTTATATGCGGCTACGTATATAATTCCTCCATGTTCTTTCATTCCAATAGGAATATATCCTTTATCGAGTCTAGCAGTATGAACTTCTCCATTACCCATATCATTCTGTAACACAAATTCGTTTCCGTCATACGTGATTGAAGTTGCATTAAGAGCTCCGGTAAGAACGTTATTTGGAGTAACTATTGGATTTAAATCCATAATCAAACCGCCATCAAACGTATTAACTGTTTCCTGTTTGCTCATGTTTACAAAAATTCATAATTATTATTGTATACTAATATATCTTTAAATTTTAAAGGTTCTCTTGTTATAATTAACTCCGCATCTTTAGATGTAAAGTTTTCTCTATATGTAACATTCCCTACAAGGGTAACAAAGGGAACTCTGAATATATACTTCCGATTATGCTCTCTTATCTTGCACTCATCTAATATTTGATATAGTACTTGATTCCCATAATTAAATATTTTCTTCTTTCTGCCTCTTGAATTGTGCTGTTTGAGGAAATCCTCATATTGAGAGTCAGTCAATGCAAAATAGTAATATCCGTCCCATTGTATGTTCTTACGTTTATAGAGAACCCTTAATTTTACAGTTAATTTCTTGATGTAGTATTCAAAGTGTTTTATAGAATCTCTTCTAAGTGTTCCTATATAGCACCACAACGAATCATCAGTAATTAAGGTATCTCCACCGTAAAGATTATGCAAATATAGTGATTTCCAACCATAGTTCAAAATTCTTTTAATGTCCTTTTCAGAAACATCTGGAAACTTCTCACAAAGTGACTCGTAGTAATCTTTAATTTCTTTAAGTTGCATAATTTAACAGTATTGTTTACCTTCGTTAGTATTCTCTATAATCTTATTCTTTATATTTTTATCAACATATACAGTTTTAGACTTTACTAAGTTTCCACTCTTTATGTTGAGAACTATTTCATTTCCAGAGAATCCTGACTTTAAAAAATCTACATCTCTCCATTTACCATGTCGCCTAGCCTTTTTAAAGTCTTCTCCGTATGTTCTTTTGACATGCATTTCTGCAAATCTTCCTTGTGTAGGAAGTACGAAAGTAACATTGTTATCTACAATATCATTAAGTACTTCCTTTACACACTCTCTAAATATTTTCTTTACTAATACATCCCTGTGAGGGTCTTTATTTATTCTCTTACAATCTTCACATGACATTTCCAATTTGTTATATGGAAAATTCATAAACATTTCGTCCATATTGAACGCACATCCCGTCGAATAATTCATTTTTGTTTCCTCCAAATTACTTTATTACCGTTATATATTCCAGCAAACTTGCGTTTTCCACGTAAACAATCCGAAATATGTTGTCTATCAATATTAAAGTATAAAGCTGCCTCTTTTATACTATCAAATTTTTGTATTAGTTTACTAGATTCTGTATAGGCAAAGACCTCACTACATTGACTGTATGAAAATGATTTAACAAATTCAAACTCCTCTGAAGTTGGAATTTCTCCATGGTTTTTACATATTATTTTAGTTCCATCTTTTAATTTAGAAAATTTCTGTTTTCCGGAACAGCACTTTATAATAGCACTTTTAGAAATTTCTAAATATTCAGCAGCGTCTGTCCTGCTATCAAAAGTCCCTAACAAGATTCCGTCTTCTGTATAAATATCTACAGACTTAATAACAGTCCTAGAATTATCTCCTCCGGGAGTTGAATTATAACCTGAATTATAGGAATCATATAATTTTACATACTTAATCTCTAAATTTTTTAAACAGAATAAAAGATTTTCTTTAGAGTTAGAACTGATGGTTTCTATAACACTCCATTCAAAGGCATCTAAACCATATTTTCGTAAGGCTCTATGAAAGTGACATTTATCTTTATTTCTAAGAGTATCACTTATATGTTTTCTTTTACGTTCTTCTAATGATTCTATTGTTATCCCAATATATACTTTTTCATTAAATACATTCACACATTTATATACATATCCTACATAGTTCATAATTGTTAAACAGGTTTATATGAGAAATTATGTCTTTTTCTATTCCAGTTTGTTTTGGCATCCAGTATATCATTCATCTCATTTTGATTTAGATATTCTGGAACTCTAGCAGCATCACAATACTTAAGCCAATCTTGAAGCATTAATTGTGCTGTCTGAAGGATATTCGCATTGTTAGTCATTAATCCTTCTTTATATTTCTTTCTATAGGCAACAAATGTTGCAATAGCTAAACTTTCTTTTTCAGATAACATAGGAAGACCTTCATCATCTAGTATAACTCCTTTATAAAGGATGTATACAGTTCCATAGTTCTTATCAAAGTAAAGAGTATCTCCTACTCTTTCAAACTTTGCATATTTACCACTCATATATAAAGGGTCTTCATACATTTTTCTTCCTTCTATGTAATTCTCTACAAATTGAGAAGTGTAATCTCCATTAGGAGAATAGTTAGTTACATACTTCCAATCTTCAGAAGCATAAGTAACTGCTTCAATAATATCACAATTACAGGGAAGTTCCACTGTATAGTCCGGACATTCTATCTTAGTACAATATCTGTATAATCTTACATTTTTGTTTCCTATTAGGTTCCAAGCTATTAAACCAAATTCCTCAAAGTCTTGAGGGAGCATTTCTACTCCATATAATAAATTAGCTTGGAACATTGCTTGATGAAAATTTACCATTATGCAGGTGTTTGGTCATTAGGTGTTATTGGAGCAGCCATTTGTCTATAATAACGTAACTTCTTCTCCGTTAATCTTTTCTTAATCTCCGTATTAATAAATGTAAAGTTATCAATTCCTTCTAAATCACAGCATCCAAAGTTCTCAAGCTGTCTTGGGTCTTTAAAGATTGCCACAACACTTACTTGCTTAATAAGAGGTGCATTGAAGACAAAGCAATCATACATATTATTTTCGTTTGGAGTAACATCTATATAAACATAAGGTTTATTTCTTCCTCTTTTTCTGTATTGATGATACATCCATGCAGATGAAGAAGTATAATATATAAAGGGAAGTAGCCTATCTGTGCTACCTATATAGTCAATAGCTAATTCTCCATAGTCATTAAGAAGCTGTGGGATTTCAAAGTGAGCTACTGGTGTTTCTCCAGTTGTTCCACAATTACATCTTTCTAATGATTTACAATCTACATCTATACAATTTAATGATAAGAGTAAATCGTTCTTTGGAAGAATTCCTTTTAGTGAATATTCTTTAATTATCTGCAATCTTTCATCTATTATGTCATCTTCTAATTGTTCAATAGACATAGTAGCTGTTCCATGCATTCCACGTAAACCTGATACTATATCATTATATATTGCTGATGCTAATTTGTTGTATATCATAGGGCTAAAACAAATAAAGGCGACGACCTCTAACGGACGCCGCCTTTAAATATAAAGATTAGTTATTAGGCATTTAACTGAGTGATAGTGATTTCTTTAGAAGCACTAACTCCGTTTTTAGCTGATACTGTTACAGTTGCTTTTGCACTTCTTGCAGCACCAGAATCATTAGTTGTTCCTGTGAAACCTACTTTAGTAGTTCCAGGAGTAACTGTTAGCCAATCTGCTGTTGTTGTAGCTGAAACGTAAGCTACTGTACTTCCACCATCAATAGTTGGAGTAAGTTCTTTCTTAGTTCCTGCTTTTACCATATCAGTAATATCTATAACCCCACCTGTAATTACGATAGGTTTCTTTTCTTCTGTTACTGTTCCTAAAGTTGCTAATGCAGCTTCAAATTCAGCAGCTACAGAATCATGTACGTAGAATACGTGAGTAGTTTGAGATGTTACTTGCTGTCCAACAGCAGCTCCACCCATGAGTCCTCTATCTACTTTGTAATAGATAGTATATTGACTATACTTACCATTGATGATAGGAACTTCGTCTTGTAACGGAGCTTCATATCTTCTTACATCTAGAGTAGGGATTCTAAGGTCTTTAATGATGTTTTGATAAGTTCCAAATCCTTCTCTTCCCTGAGTTAGGATGTTTTTGCTATCAAATCCTTCTGCACCAGCTTCTTTTGCAGATGCAATTACAGCAAATGCACCTTCTGCACAAGTACATGCAATTTCTCTTAAATCTGGGTCGAAGTATTCAATATCCATTTTAGTGAATCTTTGATACTCGTCAACAGCTTCGATAATCAGGTTATTACCGCTTACTGAAACATTAAAATGTTTGAAGTCGTAAGCACGTTGATATTTCTTAATTTGATTTGCAACTTTAGTTGCTAATTGAGCTGCTGAATCTCCAGTTTTCTTTTCAAACTCAATGTATAGAGGTTTACCTTTGAATACAAAGTCATTTGAATAATAAGAGTTCTGATTTCCAGATAGTCTAATATACATAGCGATTCTGAATACTCCAGATGCTTGAGTAATAGTAGTCATATCTAAAACAGCCTTTGCTAAAACAGGAGCAGAATACGCTCTCTTATACATTGCAACAACGTTAGCCTTCTTGAAACTTCCAACTCTCTTAATTTGGAGAGTTTCACCTTTTACTTCCCATCTTGGTAACTTTGTTGTATAATCTAGAGCGTCGTTGATTAAGGTTGTTGTCGTAAATTGAAACATACTTTAATTTATTTTTTAGTTTGTGCCAGCAGCTGAGTTGGAGGTGCTAGTGGCGGATTAACTGGACTATATGTTTGTATTCTAGGGTCACCGGAGTTCTCCAATACAATAGATACCAACTCTTTGAGAATCTCTAAGCATATGTAATCTGGAAATTCTAATATTTGAGATGTGTCCTCTGTAAGGTCTAGCTGTTCTTTAGTAAGCATAACCGTTTGAGGAACTTTAATGTAGTCTATTCTAACTTTCACAAGTTTATAAGCGGTAGACTCTCCGCATTTTATTTCCATTCTTACTGTAGAAGCATTTCCATATCTAACAGCAATTTCTCTATCAACTGTACTTACAGACTCACCTCCTATTATTATAGTTCTTGGAAGATTGCTATTGTCGCCTTCTGCATCTCCTAAGAGCGAGGTTACTTTATAAGTTCCATTCATATCAGTTCCACGATTATCTTTATAAGGATAGGTTGGAACTTCTGTTGAAGTATTAATGTTGTTTATATAGTAATATGGAGTCTTATAAGAGGGCTTAAAGTAAGAGTTATTAATGATTTGGGGTTCCATATCAGCGGTCAATCTCCTTGCAGGAAATTTAACATATTTGGATTTTCCTTCACAGCCTTTCTTTGGATTAACTATTTCATAAAGGCAAATACAACCTAGCATATGAAAATAGTCATTTGGAAGTGTTACTTCATAAGAAGCTCCACATAATTGTGAAATTATTTCCAAGTCCTCTCCCTTTAAAGCTAAATCAGAATATGGGAGCTCCGGTGACAATGTTGCCGAAGCCTTCAATACCCTTAAATCATCAGAAGTTTGCTGATTCATATCGTACATAATGTACCTCTTATTGAGGAATTGATATATGCCTCTATTAATCAGATGATTGAAATCCTCTATCAGCATAGTAGGGGAAGTAACTTTATTAATTTCAATTAACATGTATTCCCATGCCTGTCTTGCTGTCATAGTAGAATTATTTTTATAGTTTTATTTTTTAAACCTTGCAGGAGCCTTCGGAGCGTCTAAAGCTGCGAACTCTTCGGCTGGATTGCCTTCTGGTTCTTCCTCGTATCCTTTATAGTCTTCGTATAAGTCAGGATATGTGTCCTTCTTAATTAACTCGAGCACTCTTCTATTACGTGGGTCTTTCATCCAAGTAATAGCTGCATCATCAGTTGCCCCCAAACAAACGCTATCTCCGTACATATATAGTTTTTGTTTAACTATAATGACGTGTTTGTCTTTTGCGTCCATAAATAGAAGTCTAACATGAATATCATCTCCTGTATATAGGTTAATAATTCTGTCAGGGTCTTTTTCAGCAATGCTTAGTAAGAAGTCAGTAACATCAGCGCTTGATACATTACGCATGTGTTTTCCAAGTAGTCTAGCCATTTGAACTCTTCCTTCATCACCTCTTGGGTCATCAAGAATATAAGTTCCAGCATCGTGAATTTTCTTTTTCTTTGATACTCTCTTAGCAGCTTCATATCCAGGTCTTTCGATATAGATTTCAGCAATACCTTGTCTTGGACGTAGAGTTCCCTTTACACCCGGACCATCAAATACGTTTACACCTTTTGAGTCAGTGCTATCTCTTGATTGAGCGATAAAGATGCAATTTTTAATTGCTTCCCATTTAGCAGCGTCATAAGGGTTATTTAAATCAAATGTAGTCCCATCTTCAATAACGAACGTTTCAGTTTCTTTAATAAAGACTTTACCGCTATTTCTTTCTGGGTCTGAAAGAATCATGTCTCCAACACTATTTACAGGTTTTACACAAGGTGGATACTGTCCAGTTCTTGGGTCTTTACTAGGTTGGATGTAATATTTCATGCCTACTTTACCATATACACTTCTAAGGATGATAAAATTTTCAGCAGGACTTTGCATTAGTTTGTTAGCATTATCAGTACTCATATTAATTCATAAGGTTTTATAATATATAAAAATGTAAGGGAGTGCTATTTCAACTCCCTTACTATATCTTGACTATTTATTAAAGCTCTCTTAAGATAAAGCTTCTATAAGGATTGAATACACCAACACCAGAATATCCCCAGTTGATTAGCTTAGAAGCAGCAACAGGACTTGATACAATTCCTGAACTTAATCCATCTAATCCACCTACACCTGGATATTTATTAGTGATGAAGTCTCCACCTTTTAGTGTGAACATTTGGATTGGAGGTTCATTTCCAGTAGAATCAGCAGTTAGGTCTAAGCATAGACAATATGCTTTTTCCATACCATATTCTCTAGAGAATGTTCTATCAACTTTGAAGGAGATAGTGTTTCCACCGAATGTATAGCTGTCAAATGCAGCACCAACTTTGATGTAATCGTTAGCTGCTTTAGACCATAGGTAAGTACCAATAGTTTTGTATTTAGCTAAGAAATCTCCGAGAACGTTCTGGATTAAGAACCACATTCTTTCATTGCAAATAAATACGTATTTGTTTCCAGTTGGCTGAGTTGCTTTTTCATTCATTGTAGCAATTACAGTTTGGAATACGTCGATAGAAAGTTTTGCGAACGCATATTTAGATGCGAATCTTTCTACTTGTGGGATGATACCGTCACCAATGTAGATTGGTCTTTGAGTATCTGGGTCAACAATAGTCGGTTTACCATTTACGTCAACATTACATTTGTTGAATAATAGACCATTGTTTCTTACATATAAGAAATTATCAAGAAGAACTTTTTCTTTCTTGTCCATCTTATATAATGTTTCTTTCAAGCTACCAGTGTCTTTTCCTTCTGCAATACTGATGAATACGTTTTCATGAGCTGCATAAAGTGCAGAATAACTGTCGTCACATCTGTGAGTTGTGATGAAGTTTCTGTGTTTTTCAATGTTAGATTGATATTTAACATATCCTTCTTCGTGCATTTCAGGCATTGCGTTAGATTGGAATCTAGTAGTATCACCTACTTGGCAACCACTAAAGTCAAGAACGCTAGAATAGTCACTATCAATAAGTCTAACAACTACTTCCCAATAGTTATCAGCTTTTCTAACTGGTCTGCTCACTACAATACATTGCTGCATTGTTTTATCAATCTTGAAGATGTCATACTTTTCGTAATATCTTTCTTTGAAAGCCATTACAATTTCTGAACCGTTTGAACCATCTTCTGTTGGTACATCTGCAAACTCAACTCTCTTAATGTAGTTGGTTTCAACTTCCCATTCAAAGTACATTGAGTCAATGCTTTGATATTTATTACCAGATTTTACATCTTGGTAGAAAATGTTTCTTAGAGATTCTGTTAGGTAAGAAGCTGTAAGTTCTGGGTAAAGTCTTGAAACAACACCTAATTTAGTTGGTCTAGTTCCTAAGAACTTATAGAAATCCTCATAAGTTCTAGTTTCCGACATTGTCGGTCTGTTTGATACAAAATTCGCTACTATCATACTTTTTTAATTAAAAATCTATATCATCAATTGTTTTTTCATGGGGATTAGTGCCCCCGGGTTTGGGTTCAGATGCAGGTTTAGGAGCAACTACAACAGTAGGTTTTCTAGTACTCTTTGGTTGTATTCCTTTCTTTGCATCTTCATATCCAGCTTCGTAGGCTGAACGTTTTTCTTTTGCTATCTCCTTATCGTAATAATCAGTGATAGTTGCAAAAGCTTCGTCTCCCTTCAATGCAAACCAAGCCATTCTTGCTAAAGTTTGTGGGTCGTCTAATGCTTTTCCTAAATAACTAACTCCTGCCGAATCTAGCGATAATATGAAGTTTGCAACTTCTTCCATGTCATCTTCGTCCAAATTTAATTTTACACCTCCAACTTCATCTAAAGACTCAATTGCATCAAGTACATCAGATTGGAAGGCTTCAAATTGTTCTTGCTTCTGTTGTTGTTCGAGAAGTTCCTCATTTTGTCTTCTTTCGTCTTCTAGTGCTTTATACTCAGCTCTAATTCCTTGCATTTTCTTTTCAAAAAGTTCAGGATTAGCTTTCTCGTGTTCTAGAGCTATGGCAACTTCTTCGTCTGTCATATCTGGAACTCTTGATTGTAAGTCTAAAGCATATAAGTCTTCGTCTGTTAACCTCTCAACTTCGTATTGTGGATTACCTTCTAATGCTTGTCTGTATTCTTCAATAGCCTGTTCTCTCTGATAGTTAATGTACTCCTCTGGAGTAATTCCCGCGTCACGTAACAAGTTAATAAAGTTAATTTCAGGTTCTTCAAGACCAAAGTTCGGGTCAGGAGATTCTGGTGTTAAGATATTCATTTTTTCCTCTGCGGACAATGAATCCCAAGAAACTTCCTCAATTTCACCCTCATCATTTTCAAATTTAATTTTTGAAGGGTCTGAAATGCCTATTTGTTTAAGCATAGAAATGATAATATCATCTTCTTGTACTGGTTCTTGTGCAGCAGCAGGTTCTGGTTTTGTACCATCTGCTGGCTGTGGTTGATTTTCATCCCCCATCCAAGGTTTCTCTGGCTCTAATGATTCATAATCTGGTACGTAACCATTAGGGTTCGACGGTTCCTGTGCTATACCGTAATCTTCTTCGTTAAAGTCTAAATCCTCAATTCCCTTTTCCATATATCATTCTTTTAAAGTTATTTGCAAATATAGTCATTTTTTTATTCCACATAAAGTGAAATACTAAAATTTTCTAATTTTACATTTTTTAATAACTTTAACCTATGAAATTTTGGAAATGTATCTGATGATTCCGTCTACGTGAAGTTTAGCGATAGCTTCCTTTCCCTCCTTACTAAGAAGAAATTCCACATCTTCTTTATTATCTTGAAACAAGTTTTCTGTTAAAACCGCTGGGCAATTAGTATCTCTGCATATAGCAAGGCTCTGTTGCCAGTATTTCTGTCCAGGTCTTTCGGTTCTTAATCTAAGTTTTTGCTGTTCAGCTGCATCATACAAACAATCAGCTAGTAACTTGCTATTAGTAGAAGCATTGTTTGAAACAAAGACACTCCATCCTTTAGCACCCATCCATGCACTGCCATTACCAGCAGCATTACAATGAATAGACACTAACAAGACATTTTTATTTCCTAATTCTTTAGCAAACTTATTAGCTCGTTTACATCTTTCTGAAAGGGAAATATCAGTTGTCTCTGGAACAAGAAGTTCGACATCATAATCTCTATTATAAAGTTCATCATAAACCATAGAAGCTATTTCTCTGGCGTAGAGATATTCTCTAAGTTTACCATCTGGACTTCTCTTTCCGGGAGTATTCTCTCCGTGACCATTGTCTAGTAAAATTTTCATAAACTATTTATTTTTAAGCAGATATCGAGATTGGATACATTGATTCTTTTCTCTTCGTCAAGTCTTCTCACAGCAGCTTTTAAAATAGATATTTCTTCATGTTTAAATTCAATATCCTTTCCTAAATCTTTAAATGCGTTCCAAGATAGAGAGTTCTTAGTTTCTTTAAACTCTATGTTGTTCTTTTCTTCCTCCTCTAATCTTACCTTTTTCACAATTTCCATTATATCTACCATTTCTACAAGACTTCCAGTTTCTGGAAGCATTTGTAATATTGCCACTCGTTCTTTTACATTTAATTTCATGATTGTTTTACGTGTAAACTTCCATCGGAAGTATGAATATATACTCCCCCAACACTAACTTGGTCTATACTAGTAGGCCAAGCATGACCTCCCTGACCAGGATAAGCACCCCAATTGAAGCAAATTCCACCTCCGTCAGGTCTAATAGTAAAGGCTCTTCCTCCCATAGTTATACTAACACCTCGAACCACAGAACCTGCAGCAAAGCTATAATTTGAACTAGACACTTGGAATCCGTTGTACTTATCCATTGATATATAGGCATATCCCATTCCTGATGTAATAATAGAATCTAAATATCCTTTTTGTGTATATCCAAAAGTTAAACCTTCACAAGTTAATCTTGCTCTTGAATAATATATATCATCATGAGTATACTCACTATCGACTTCCACAGTTACAGAATTTCCAGAACCCACATTTCTATATCTTATATATAATAATGGATGCTCTTCAGTAGCATTAGAAAACATACTCAAATATGCTGATTTAGAATTATTTCCTATTAAAATGGTAGTTTGGCCATTGGAAGACCTAAAGTCACCATTTATAGTAAGTTCTCCATCTTTATTCCAGTTGATTTTTTCTCTCGCTAAACTACCAGACCCATCTTTCCATAAAGCCCAGTTCAATGCTCCTTCGTGGTAGTAATAACTAACTGATATGTTTACTATTATTCTTCTTACAGTTTCCTTTGAAGCTGGGATTAGTGATACAGCAAATATTAAATTATTAGTAGCAGCGGTGGTTTCTACTGCACTTAACTCGTAGACTAAGGTTCCTCTACTAGCCATTTTGAATGGAACATCCCAAGATTCACCTGTATCTACACTATGAGCTGTAACCTTTATTTCACCCATGCCTTCTCCAATGAAATCTCCCATATTTACTCCAATGTTACAGTAAGACAATTTTCCGTCTAAAGTTCCATTTTTTAAAGATAATATTGGGGTCATTATGTGAACTTGTTCTCCGTTCACTGACTCCATAAAGCAGGCTGAACCTGGATATAATGATGAATCTTTAAATACTCCACTTCCGTCATGTTTAGATATTGTTCCCGTCCATGCTGATGAATCTGCCATTCCATAAGGAGGGTCCGGAGTCATAGTTCCTATACTACTTTCATACATAACTGGAGTATAAGTTCCCTCAAATAGTGGTAATTCAACTTGCTGAGATGTAGTTTCATCAAAAGAATAATTCCATATTTCCTGCACCTCAATCTTTTGGGCTTTAATAAAGTCAGTGTTTATATATGCTTTACCATCTTCTACTTTAAACAAAGTTCCGATTTGTCCTTTGGAATCTCCAATCCATACCTTGTTAGCTTCCAAAGAGATTATAGGGTCACCTGTTTTAGGGTCATCAGCAATAGATAATCCAGCTTCTTTGTATTTAAGAAATACTCCGTCTTGTGAGAAATCTACCACAGATTGTCCATTGTTTAAATAAAACTCTCCAGTAAGGAATACATTGTCCGCATACAAACCATATCCTCTAGGTTGTTTGTTTTCTGGGAAAGTAGAATCCCTTATTCCTCCAAGGTTTCCCAATCTTACTTTACAGGTTTTAGTATATTTATAGATATATTTTTTTACCATTACTGGTTCCCCATCACTTCCTATTACAGGATTTCCTTCTGAATCTAGCTTTTTAACCATTTCATAGTTTACTTCATTACCATCTTTATCAGTAATGTATTTAGGAATCCTATACACAACAGAGTAATCCGGTCTAGTAAGTTCAGAGATTATGTCTATATAAGGAGAATAATCATCAGTAGATGTTAAATAAATAGCATTTTGCCTGTTTGCATCTACTAAATTTCCCATTTGTATTATATCGTCACCAATAGCAATTTCATCAAGTCTATCCTCAACATTAGTTGTTGTTTCGGAATCCTCGGTCATACTGTATAACTTATCATTGTATTCCTCTGTCATACTAGCTACGGTTCCATCTTCATTATAATTTATTTCCGTATATTTATCAAATACAGATATTGCTTTTTGCATTACGTAGGAATAACTTCCTAACTGATTAGTCACAATGGCATCATAATATTTAATATTACCATTGGACCACTTCTGACATCTCACTAAATCATTTGGTTTCAATAATGGATATTCTTCATCGTCTGTAACAACGATATAGAAATTGTTATTTAGTAAATCCCCATTAAGATTCTTTCCATAGTAAGTGTCATATATATTTATAGTTTTAGTAACTCCAGTTTCTTCGTAATCAGAAATATTCTCTATATATTCAAATTCTACATCTTTTGCAAAATCACTACTATAAACGTAGAATAGTTTAACATTATTCCTTAGTTCTATAAAATCAGATGTGTCACTTTCAGTCACCTCTCTAGTTAGTAAAGCTTCATCTAGTAACATTTCTTTTCCAGTAAATTCTGGATTATTTACTAAAGCAGAATAATCTGTTATATATATAAAGAATTTATATCCAGTAGAACTCCATGTTTCTGTAAATAAATAATAAGTATCAGATGCCCACAATTTACCAGAATCAGCAGTTCCGTCCAAATCGTTAATACTGCATACCACTGGATAATATACATTATCTGCTTTAGAAGCATTAGTAACCCATATAGAGCCATTGGTTGCAGTTATTTTGTTTATTACCATCTCATATACTCTCATAGCTTTTCTAACTACAAGATAATCAATAGTAAGTGTATTAGTAGTCGAATCTAATCTCCACCCATACCCTCCGTACCCAGATTGAAACTGGGCAGTAGATAGACTTCCATCTATTATTAAATCTTGATTGAATCTAACATTTCTTTTAAATAGCCAAGTATCTTCTGATGTTCCAGAAGATTTAAATGTCCAATTACCATATATATATTCATTTTCTAATCTCTTTGCAAGTTTATCAGCAGCATATCCGCCAACGTATTCTGCATTAAAGTTTTTAACTAGCTTTGAAGAAGCCACAATAAGTGGAGCTTCATTAGTAGTAAATTCTAACTTTCCAGTAATGACATCTCCAGACTTTTTAACATATTTGTCTGAACCTTCCCCATCTTCTGCTGTTATTAATGCGACATATCTTTCATCGTAGGATATGTATAAAGTCTTGGTGAGTGTATTAAATATAAACCGTCCATCGCCTGGGTATTCCATTTCTTCCATAGCACTTTGGCTATCGACTATAATAGTTCCAGTAGAGTCTTTTTCGTTGGCCTGGTCAAGTAATTTTAAAACATCACTTAGTACTTTTAAATTGTTTCCTGTCTTTACATAAACTTTACCTAGAGTTTCTAGTACAATGTCAGAATAGGGATTTCCAACTATTACTTTTTTGTTTCCCAAGAGAGAGTCTACTCTAACGTTTTCCATGATTTATTAAGTATATTAAAACGAAAATACCACCGACAAATTAATGCCGATGGTATCTTATTATTATATATTTCTAGACTTGATGTCATTGAAAGTACTAAATAAATCATCTACATCGGCTTCAGTGAATTTTACTTTTCCAATTTTGAAACCGTCGTTCTCTTTCAATACTGATTTTGCAGCATCTCCTAGAATCTTCGTATTTATATTTCCGTCAATATCAACAAATAAGTCAATTAGAGCGTTGTGTTTATCAACCCAATTTCTTACAACATAGGTGATAGCAGTTTGTACTGGAATAGTGGATAATCCGAAGAAATTACTCGCGATATCCTTTGCATATTTCTCAGCAGCTTGCATTAATATTTCTTTGTCACTAACCATAGTATTATTGTTTATTCATCATAAGTTCATCATATCTCTTCTTTATTTCTGGGTCATTTTCCAATAGATTAAGCATTGTATCAAGTTTTTCTTGTTTTTTCTTTAATTCTATTGCAATTTTTTCCTTGGACTTATTAATTGCATTCAATAGATTTTCAGCAGCAATTTTTCCATCCGGACTACTTACGTATTCTCCAGCGAATTTATTTCCTAAGTAAGCCATAAAACCGGCTTCATAGGTTTGTTTTGCTAATTGATAATCATGTGAATTAGCCAATACTGATTGTTCCTCAGAACTAAGCATCCCGACTGATTTATTAATCTCTTCTAATATAGAAGTGTTAGTCGCTTGTTGCTGCTGTTGCATCCTGTTCAACGTTTCCAGTTGTTGGTAGTAAGTCTTCTGTAAATCACCCAAGCTATTGTTACTAAAAGTATCGCCAAACATGTCATAAATTAATTAGTTACTGCGCTGGTGCTGGAGCAGGTGCTGCCATCTGTATAACGAATACAGAATAAGCACAATGAGCCAACTGTGGCGTAGTTGTAGGTAAATCGTTAATTAAATCTTGTGTTACTATTGTCTTTCCTCTTGGAATTAAAACATCAACTACTTTGAAAATCTCTGGTGTCAGAGTTTCTGGAGTAGCGGAAGTTGCCGGAGTATCGATAATAGTTGAAGTGACGTTTGTGATAACTTTTGGTGCACCCTTACAATCAACATATTGTAGGTTATGAACCACATCTAGTTTAGTGACTTGTCTATAAGAAGCAGCACCAGAAGTGGCTTGATTATAGACTTCTGCGAATCTTTGTGTTACTGTTAGTGTAGAGTTAGGAGCTATACTTGTATTTGCTCCCTTAGGTATAGAAACATTAAACTCTAATATTTGACTCCCGTTATCTTCGGTTCCAAATGGAGTTATTTTTGTAGTCATAATTTTGAGCATTTTAGGTTATAAAAAAAGAAAGGAGACTACTGTTACATAATCTCCTTTCAATATCTTATTGTGCTTGGCAAGAAGGACAAGCTCCATTAATAGCTGTATTCACTGCGTTCCAGTTAGAAGCAGCTGTACCAGCGTACATGCCTGTACCATATTGCGTAAACGGACTACAATAAAGAGGAGCTATACTAGGAACAGGAGCACATAAGTTACTATAAGAATATTTTAATTCTCCAGTAATTTTATGGTCAAGTTGTCTTTGTAAGTTGTTAGCCACAGCCATACCTTCAGTTTGAAGAGCACTAGCAGTTTTAAGTAAATCTTTTCGCTCTTGCAGCAGCAAGCATCAGAATATCTTTCTGACTTTTCTTTTGCAAGTTCGAACATTAGAGGTAATGCAGCTGATGTAGCAGCTTCTTTCTTCTCTAAATCACTGATTCTAGTACTTAATCTTGCGAACAAATCAGACTTTTCTTGGACATCTTGTTCTCTTCTCTTATAGAGTTCGTCACACAATCTCAGATTCTGTGCATTGTCTCTTGTTATAAGGTCTATATACATATTACATTTTTCTCCCTGGTCGGTGATTCTTCCTTCGTAGTTTTGATTACGAAGTCCTGTATCAGCCGCATTGATGTAAGTATATAGGTTGATGTCGTCTTGCATAGATTGTACTCTATTTGCCCAAGATAAATTATCTGCCTGTTGTCCTTGAACCATTGCTAACGTTTTAGCCTGTTCTGCTTGTTGCATAGCGCAACAAGAGCCATTGTTTCCTCCGAAGAGTCCACCTAAAATACCACCGTTGTTTCCACAGCCTCCTCCGTTATTACCAAGTGCAGCTAGTGCTGTACCAATAATACCTAGGGTTAGGCCCGCATTTGTTCTCCCTTTCGTACCGAATTTGTTTTCGGCATCTTCCATTGTTAAAAACTCTGCCATGTTTAAAAATTTTTTAAATTAATAAATGAACTAAAGTAACTTTTTTTATTATCAGTTACTTATTACTCCTTTCAATCGACCTAATTATAATTTTAGACGTCTCGGTCTTTCTCCATTTGTAACAGCACAAAGATATAAATAAAAATTAACACTCGCAACTAAATTATTAAATTTCTTTAAAAATTCTTGTAATTTAGCTACGAGTGTTAAAAATTATTTTTCAAATGAGAAAGATGCCATTTAGGCAGCTTCCTTTACATACATTCCTATTAAATCTTTAAGAGCAGTGCTGTTTTCTTCATAAAGACTTCTTGTACATAGATATGTAACTCCATCTTGTGAGTAATAGTTACCCTTTACTAAAGACATTACTCCATCATATGTGTAAGGACTTTCTTTTGTTCCTTCTCCCATAGACACAGGTTCGATTTCTCCCTCAGGAGATGTCCATTCTGCAGATGCTAATAGTGCTATAAAAGCAGGGTCGTCATGATAGTAAAGCTCAATACCTTCATCTTCTAAGAAAGGTCTTAGCCACGATTTGTGTAATACTACTTTGTTGTTATCTACACTTGTTCTCATGTGTGGTTCTATGATTAAACCACGTTGTGTCATCCATTCTTTTGTTACAATTGCGTAATCCATAATTTTATTTATTAAAGTCCGACTTAATTTTTGATTTGATTTCTGAAACTAAATTAATATACTCTATGTATTCAGAGTATGCTTTTTCATCTTTTCTAATTCCTAATTGGTGTGCATTAAAGTCATTAATTATGGAGAACTCTGATTCTTCATCAATATATTGTCTAATAATAGCTCTAGCACATGCCTTATATTCTGGTGTTCCACTTAAATGTATCTGAATGTAATTCCATCTAATTTCTTCCGTTGTACTTCCGTCCATGTGAGGAACGTATACTATTTCTGATTTAATATCATAGTTATAGTAATATGTACCATTTCCAAGCAATTCAATCGGTTCGGGTTGCAGATTTGCTTCTATTCTTCTTGGGTCTAACATATGGTGTTATTTTAAAATTTACAGGTAATGAATATCTACGTATAGAATAAAGCAATCGTTTATTCTTACTCTCAAAATAATATGACTTATAATTATATACAAAGTTGACTCTGAATCTATTGCTATACAATATGATGTCAACTATATGAATATACTTACCATAGAATCTTGAAATATTTACCTTCTTCCCATTCCAGTTAGAAAATCTCAATCCAGTCTCTAACTGAATTTTATGGAGTAGATTTTTAGAATTACAGAACTTTAACCATCCAAAATACGATTGCATTCTCCTTCTTAGCTCGTTTCTATCAATTTTCTTATCCTTGTACCCTTTAATTAACTTGAATAATCTAACTTTGATAGATTTTCTGAGCAGTACATGAGTATGGAAAAACTTGTAACCTACAAAGTCTATTCCTCTACTGTTTACGGGAAAAATTTGATAATTTTGTTTAAGTTCTAATTTTAAGACATTTCGCAGATATAATTTCATTGACAATAGAACTGTTCTCAAAAATTCTTTATTGTCACTTAATACTACTATATCATCTGCATATCTGAAATAGAATTTACATTTAAGCTCTTCTTTGACCCAATGGTCAAAATAAGCAAGATATAAATTTGCAAAGAATTGAAACAAATAGTTTCCAATGGGTACTCCGTCTGCCGAATATATTATCTCCTTTAGTAGACTCAACAATTTAGGGTCTTTTATTTTCTTTTGGAGTATTTCGTACAGTATGTCATGGTTAATAGACGGATAAAATTTCTTCACATCAATTTTCAAACAATACTTAGTTTCTTCTGGATATTTTTGCAAAACGTACTTTAAGTCTTTTGCAACATCATGTATTCCTCTGTCTTTTATACAAGAATATGTATGTTTGATAAATATGTTTACCCATATTGGTTCTGTTATATTCATTATCGCATGATGCGTAATTCTATCAGGATAATATGGAAGCCTAAAGATTAATCTCTCCTTAGGCTCATAGATTTTAAACGTGCTATATTTTGAAGTGTGATATGTCAAGTTCTTCAAAACGGCTGCCAACTTTTCATTTTCCCTCTCATGATGCTTATCGTGTTTCAGGATTCCCCATCTGACTGATTTGTGTCTTCTTGCTTTTCTATCAGCAAGTTCTATATTAGACAGGCTACATACCTGCTCATGCAAATATCCTATTCTTTTCAAAGTCTTATATATTTATGCAAGGAGTGTTCGAGAATTAACCTACTAACACCAGTTATATTAAATACTACGTTATTTTTTGCCAAGAGGCAAGGACACTATTTAGACAAAATAATAAAAACAAAATTATCAAAATAAAAATATATAATAAACCTACATTGGTGCTGGAATTGCTAACTCCATTATTAGAATTGAAGTAACCAAGGCTGGCATTACTGCTGTTATTAGCGTTGCTGCTAAGTAAGAGTTTTATTTTTCACAGTAAACTTTCGCTGCCCTTGCAACCCGGTAAAAAAGGTAAATAGTGCCCTATCTGTTATATGTTATGAGAAATTATTTTTCAATTTTATTTAGAGTACGGAAACCCACA